TGCACGGCGAAAAGATCCGTCGCCAGTCGATCCCAGTCACCTTGACTATTGACACCGAATTCGCAGAAAAGGTTGGGGCATAAGCTCCAACCAGTTACAAATCTAAGTTAAAAAACGAGGTAACAAAATGCAAAAGACACCAGAACAAATCGCCGCACTGATTGAAGAAATCAAAGAGGCACGCCGCACGAAAGAACGTGCAAAGCCTACCGATACAAAAACAGTATCATATAAAAATATCATCCGGTCAAAAGTATCTACCGCAACACTTCGCCGCCGCGTAGCCCCATAAGGATATAAAAAATGAAACAGTTTATACTTGACGTAGTTGCCGCTCTATGCGTATTTGGTCTACCAATAGCATTTATCTACATTGCATACGGGTTTGGATTATAATATGCTAGGAATAATAGGTACAGTAGCAGTAATCGCACAAATGGCATTGTTATCAGTAGGTTATGACCCTAAGATTGCAATGCTTGCAGGTCTTATTGGTTGCTGCGCTTGGGTAGGTCACGCCTTATCTAAATCTGATCACCCGTTGCTAGTGACAAATTTAGTAGTAGCAGGGTTTGCCGTCTGGGGAATTGTCTAACAATAACAAGCACTTAGGAGGTGCGGCGGCGTAGCCGCTAACCCCTTGATTTTAAACGAAACTTAGTGCTTGTAAAGTGCTTACTAATATGCGATAAATAGTTATTCAATCAATAAGGAGAGACAAATGTCTGAAGTCAAAAAAACAACTAACTACACTGTTGAGCAAGTTACTCGTATGTGTGAGATGTATGCGTCCTTGGGCAACGAGGGCTTGGACCAGATCGCTAAAGAGCTGGGCAAGTCAGTACGCTCAGTACGTTCCAAGCTTGTTCGCGAAGGTGTCTATGTAGCATCACCTAAACCTGTTACAGTAAAGAAGAACACCGGACCAACTAAGAAAGAGTTACTAAACCAACTAGAAGCTCTTGTAGGTTTCAGCGTAACAAGTCTGCAGGGCTCAACTAAAGAAGGTTTGCTTTCTTTGATCGAGTTCGCAAAGAACGATAGTTCACGAGCTTAAGAATATAAAGGGGAAGAAATTCCCCTTTACTTTCAACCACTTAGAGGCCGAGGCGGCCCAGCGCGTAAGTCATTGATATTAAAGGAAATCTTTTTTTATTTTAGGGGTTGTGTGTATGCAGTTTATATGCGATAAATAGTTATCAAAGGGACAAACAGAGAAGGAGTTTCCCAATGTTGACATTTTATACCGCTGGTAAAATCTGGCACGCACCTAAGTTTCAGGCTCTACGCGATGAACTCATGATGCCAGTTAAAGCACGCTGGATTGATCTAGACAATGATAGCGACTTTGTTGCAAATCAAAAAGACGAGCTTTGGAATTTGTGCTATGAAGATGTTCGTGATAGTGACTTTGTGTTGCTGTATTGCGAAGACTTTGAAGAAGAGCAGCGCGGTGCGCTAGTTGAGATTGGTATGGCGTATGGTTTCAATAAACCTGTATATGCAGTTGGACGTTGCAAAACAATTTCACCAAATGAAATCTCTGATGTAGCGTTTACGCACTTCAAAAACTGGACGTGGTTAAACACTGAAAAGCTACACATTGGCGCTATGATGGCAATGAGTATGGAAGCTGCAAAGCTTAGCAAAAACACAATCAAGGAGGTGGCATAATGCCTTATATTCCAACACAAGATAGGTCTAATATTGATGAAGCGCTGCTAGACTTTGGATCTGAATGGGTTCCTAACAATGCTGGAGAGCTTAATTGGTTGGTAACAACATTTATCAACAACTATCTAAGCGCTAATGGTATTAGATATTCATACCTAAACGACATGATGGGTGCACTAGAATGCTGTAAACTAGAACTGTATCGCAAGATTGGTGTCCCTTACGAAGAAATTAAAGAAGAAGAAAATGGTCGTGCCTATACGATCGAACTGCAAAACATGATGGAGAACTACTAAAATGATCTGGACAACTAAAGCAACCCGTGAAATAAACTTAACCTCTTTTGCGCTAGAAAAGCTTGGATCACAAAACTGGTGGATCTCTTGTCAATCTAAATATGATGAGTGCCCTCTTATGTTGAAGTCATTTAAGAACTATAACGAGGCTATTAAAGTTTTTAATAATCTTGAACAGCACTACGAAATAGCATAGCCCAGCGCCCAAATAACCCTTTAAAAACAAAGGGTTACGGGCCACGGCGCCGCACGGGGCTAAGTTATTGATATTAAAGGGTTTTTTCTTGTTGACAGCAAAGACAGTTTGATCTAAAGTCTATATAAACAAAGGAGGCTGTTATGGCTACATTTTACACTCTTAAATCTTTCACCGGTGCTAACAACAACAAAGTTGAGCTGTGCGCTGTTAAGTCGCGAAAAAGAGAACTGTTAGGGTTCTCAATTGAATATACTCAAGACGATATAGTCTACACTGAAAAGCGCACAAAATGCGTTGAAACAGCAAAAGCATCTTTTGAAGATGTTATCGCCGCAATTAATACAGGATGGACAGTATGACCCAATATTACAACATTCAACACCTAAAAGATATTATTGTGGTATGCAAAGTGACTATTCCTAAAGAGGATGACCCTTGCGATGATGTTACCCACTGGGCAGGAAAAAAGATAATAAAAACAACGCCTTAGGGCGTGGAGGGCCGCGCCGGCTAACCTATTGATATTAAAGGGTTTTTTTATAAAATTAAAATGCTAAGTCCTTGATTTCAAAGCATTCTTTTCTCTTGCTCTTTGCTCTTTTAAATGTTAGAAATATATATAACTCAGAGAAAGGAAGCTAATATGTCTGAAGCTAAAAAAACTGTAAACTACACTGCCAATCAAATTGATGTTATCAAATCAATGTATATTGATCTCGGCAATGACGGTCTTGAGCAGATTGCAGAGACTGTCAACAAATCGGTGCGGAGCGTTCGCTCTAAACTGGTGCGGGAAGGCGTTTATACTGCTTCCCCAAAGAAGACTGCTGCTAAAAAAGATGCAGGCCCAACAAAAAAAGAGCTGTTGAATCAGCTTGAGGAAATTCTCGGTTTTGATGTTACGCCGCTACAAGGCTCAACAAAAGCCGGAATTGAATCTTTAATTGCATATGCACAATCAAATGCAGCATAATTAAAGGGGCTTCGGCCCCTTTTTTTGCCCTACAAAAGAACAGAACGTGAACAAAAAAACTCTTTAATATCAAGCACTTAGCGAGGGGGGCGCCGCGACTGCTAAGTCTTTGATATTGCACGATAAATTAATTTAAATTAAATGCTAAGTGTCTGAAAACATTGGGAAATAAAAGACACTTTCTGCTTGACGATTGGTTAAATCTTCGCTAAGATAGAAATATAAGTTGAAAAGGAGCGAAAGCTATGAAATGTGTAACAATCTTTGACCTAGACGGAACTTGCATTGATTCCTCTCACCGTCAAGCTACACTTGCAGATGGCACTCTAAATCTAGCACTCTGGATTAAAAATGCTACTCCAGAAAAAATTGCAAACGATAGTTTGCTGCCTCTGTCAAAAGAAATTCGCAATCGCAAAGCTAAAGGCGATTATGTTGTAATTTGCACGGCTCGAAATATGAGCGATGCAGATGTTGAATTCTTGAAAGAAAATGATATGATGCCTCACAAAATTATTTCTCGCCCTCGCGGAAATATGGAAGGTGATGCTGTTCTAAAAGCAAAACAGCTTCGCTCACTTTTCAGCTTAAAGCAATTTGCAAATGCAGCAAAAATTATGTTTGATGATGCTGCATCTGTTCGTGGCGCATTGCGCAAGCTAGATATTGCGGTTCTACATCCTAGCCGTTACAACTAAAAGGAGAGCCTTATGAAAACTCTAAGCTATGAAATCAAAACAGACATGAAAAAACGTGCAGCAAAACGTGACGGTTTGCGCTTTGCGTTAGAAATTATTCGCACAGCAATTCCCACCGCTATTCTAACAATGCAAATTCTTATTTATTATCAATGAGTTAGGAGGCGCGGGCCCCCGGCGGCTAACCCCTTGATTTTAAAAGGAAACTTTTTTTCAATTTAGCGCATTTTTTTGTTGCAATGGGTGTTAATATATGCGATAAAGATTGCAGGAAATGACAACAACAAGGAAACAGTCAGATGACTTTCAAGCCTACACTTTTCGTCGTAACAGATATTGAAACCACAATGAAGCATCGTGTTGCTTTTGACATTGCATGGCGTATCGTTGACAAAGCCGGTAAAGTTTACAATCAAGGGTCATATGTGATCCGCGAAGCGTTTAAGCATGACGTGCCGTTTTTCAAGGAAAAACTCGGTCACTATTTTGATGACGCATACTCGCAGCTTATCAAGCCAGCCACTATTTTTGAGGTGCGTGAAGAATATAACGACCAAATTGCCGAACTCAAGGCGCAAGGACATCGCGTAATTTGCTGCGCGTATAACGCCGCGTTTGATTTCAAATATCTGCCTGAGACAATTCAGAAAATTTCTGGCAATGGCGGAGAGCGTTGGATGCAGCAAAGCGTTGAGCTGCTGGACATTTGGGATTTCTGGGGCGAGAGTGTTCCACGCAACTATCATGCGAATGCAAGTGCTAGCGGGAAATATTATTCCACAAGTGCGGAAAGCGCATATCGTTGGGAATTTATGCAGGAAGATTTTGTTGAGCGGCATATTGCTTGGCATGATTGTTTGATCGAGTCAGACATTCTTTGCAAGGCACTTGCTCGCAAAAAGAAAATGCCTGTTGTCAATAGCCCAAAGCAATTTGCGGGTGCAGTGTGGAAAAAAATCAACACTCGCCTTGGGGTTGATGGAAAGATGGCTATTGCAGCCTAAGAGAGCGGGGGCTTCGGCCCCCAATTTCTTCAATGTTTTCAATCACTTAGCGGGCGGGGCGGCTCACCTCGTAACCCCTTGAAAACAAACAATATTTTAGCTATTGCAATGATCGCTAAAATATGAGATACATAATCCACAAAAGGAGAATGATCATGACATATACAGTAACACACAAGAGCATCAAGGTTGATTGCTATAATAGTGTTGAAGATAATTCTAATTTTGAGATTATCTGCGAAGATGAAAACAACGACACAGTTTGGATCCTAGGAAATCCTAATACAGAAGACTACACTTTTTCATCTTGGGAAGAAGTTGTGGCTTTCTTCATAGATGAGGTTGACATTTCTGACATAGTTGAAATTACAGCAATTTAAGGAGATAAGCATGGCTAGAAGAATTGATATGACTAAAACAGGGAAATGCACGATATGCGGCATTAACCTGTATGCAGAAAGAGATAATAAACCTCACCAAATAGCAATGCCTTGTAATTTACAAGGTTGCCCTTATGAATCACCAGAGCAACAGCGCGCCCTAAAATTGAGCGATTTTGCAGTACCACCGGCAGGAAAAGGAGTTATATACTATGAGTAAAGCAGATTTGAGTAAAGTAGAACTAACCTATGAAGAATGGATAAAAGAGATTGATGCGTTTATATTTAAGCGCGCTGGGCTAACTACTCATGATTTAGCAGATTGGCTTAGTCGTGACTTGTATGACGCGGGGGAAAGCGTTCGGGAAGGTGCGCGAGAATGTTTATTCGCACAAGATTTAGATGATGAGATGATTGAAAATATCCTTTATTAACAAGGGCTTAGGCCCTACCCCGCCGTGGCAAGCAAATACTTGATTTCATTGGTCTTTTTGATACCACTTTTTTTTACGCAGCAAGCGAAGCTTGCGCCGCGCATAGTAGTAGTTCAACAACGCGAAGTCAAGTACAAATTTGATT